ATTATGAGTGATATATTTATTTAGTATGGCATATAAGGGAAAATACCGAGTAAGGAACTATCGCAAGTATAAAGGTGACCCCACGGGAGTAATATACCGTTCTTTGTGGGAAAAAAAGTTTATGGACTACTGTGATTCTAATAGAAAGGTCATTGAATGGTCAAGTGAAGAGCATATTATTCCATATAAAGACCCCGTACAAAAGAAATGGAGGAGATATTTCCCCGATTTCTATATGAAAGTAAAAGAAGCAAACGGAAAAGTAAAAACATACTTAGTTGAGGTTAAACCGAAAAAACAGGTCGAAGGTCCTAAACCTCAAAAGCGACATACCAAGAGATATATCTCAGAGGTTATGACGTTTGCAACCAACCAAGCAAAATGGGAAGCAGCACAGGAGTATTGCAATGACAGACTCTGGGAGTTCAAAATCATCACAGAGCGAGAGCTCAAAGTTTGATGAATGGATGAAAGGTTTAAAAGGAAAGAGTATAAGTAAACCTACATTAAGAAATACCGTCATGGAAATGTTACTTGACGATGCAACTGATCAACCAGAAGTTGATAAATGGTACTACTTTGAATATGATCCCAAATTTAAGGATCAATTAGGGGAATGGGATGAATTTCCACTTATAAAACTACTTGAAAAAAAGAACGATATATACCTTGGAGCAAATCTACACTATATTAGCGGTAAAGCTCGATTATCTGCTATAAATACTGATAAGTATCCTAATTCCACTCTACATTACTATATCCCAAAGAATGCAGATAGTATTTTCTTTGAGGTTGCGGAACAAGATATACAATTGCTGAGTCAACTACCGCTTGATAAATTCCATCGCAAATATAAATGACAACCACTAAGCAAACAGAAATAGGTACCATTGAAAGTGGCGTAAATTATTCCTATCCAATGGGAATTGCTTCAGTCCCTTTTGCTTCTTTTTTAAAGATACTGAAGTATAGTTATGACGAAGGAATAGCGAATGTTGCTAAGGATCAAAGTGATGCTTTAGGAGCTTTAGAAGGTAGTGGGTTGTTAAAAAATGTAGTTGATGGATTGGGAGATACAGCACAGTGGGCTTACGGTGATAAAACTGGTGGTGGCGAATTTTTGACAATGACAGAAGAAAAAGCAATTGCCAAGTTGAAACGTCAGACAAGAGAAAAACATAAACCAAAAAATTCTACTGCAAGGAAATGGGAAGATACTAGAACTAACGAAGATTTAATGACTGAGGAGTTTGAGGTAGATAATGGGTGGGGAACGGAACCTACTAAAACTTCACTGAAGGAATTATTAGCTAAGAAAGCAGATGCTGAAAACTTTAATGAGCAAGGTTATAAGAAAAAATATTGCAATCTAGCAATGCCAAATGAGTTCCAATATAACTATGGTGCAAACTGGAGCAATACATTTAAATTAGGTACTATGGCATTAGCTGCCGATGATCCTGCAAGAGCTGCTATGGTATTAGGAACTGGTGGTGCACTTGGAGGAGCAACAAGTCTTGTTGGTGCAAATTTAGGAAAGAGTGAGTCTGGTGCTGCACTATTTACTAAAGGTGCAAAAGATGGTGTAGAAAAAGCAGGTAATTTATTTGGAGTGAACAGTAATATATTAGATCCAACTAATATTGTTGGTATGGCAGGTTTAGCACCAAATGAGAATGCTATTCAATTCTTCAAAAAAATGGAGTTCAGACAATTTAGTCTTAATTTTGAATTTGCAGCAAGAAGTGACAAAGAATCTAGAGAGATACAAGAAATTATAACTTGGTTCAAGATGGGTATGCATCCCGTATCAAAACAAGCTACTGGTGGTGGTTCTGGTGTATTATTAGGTTTCCCAGATGTTTGGAGACTTGAACCTAGGTTTACGCCTGGTAATGCAGTTAATGGAGGATATACTGCGGGTATAGACCAACCACATCCAATGATGCCACAGACAAAATTATGTGCATTGACTCAAATGAATGTGAATACTACACCAATGGGACAATTTTCAACAGTTTTTGATGGTAGTATACCTTTAGTTACTATAACTCTCACATTCAATGAATTAACTGCACTAACTAGAGCAGATTTTATGACAAACAAGTACTTATAATCATGTCTTTATTTAAAACGTTACCAGATCTTTACTACAACATACAAACATCTCCTGTAGATGTTAAACTTTTAGCAGCTAAAAATATATGGAGACGATCTGAAATAGTAGCAGAATTTAAAAACTCTGTTACTATTTTTGATGAGTTGATAGTAAACAATGGAGAGAAACCAGAACTCATAGCTAATAGAATATATAAAAATCCTTTCCTAGCATGGACAATCTTTGTTGCAAACGATATTGTTAATTTTTATGAGCAGTGGCCACGATCATCAAGACAATTATCAGAATATGTAAATGCTAAGTATGATAATCCACAAGCTACAAAACATTATGTAACCACAGAAGTTAAACAAGGTATTAATATTATTGTACCTGCAGGTAAAGTTGTACCTCAAAATTATTCTATAAGTTATTTTAATGGAACTACTACTGTTACTGCTAACCCAACAGTATCAATAACAAACTATCAGTATGAAGAAGCATTAAATTCAGAGAAAGAAAAGATAACAGTTATAAGACCTAGTATAGTTGAGCAGTTTGTTGAAATATATAAACGAAGAGTTAGAACAGGTGGTCTAGTTACAGTTGCAAATAGTGCATACGGTATCAAGATGTGAAACTAAAATTGCCCAAGAAAGAATTATTTCAGTATGCACTTAAGATGAATAGGTGGCCAGTGCATTGGTATGACCAGAAAAAAGATAAAGAGAAAGAGAGACAAAATAAGATATCAAAATTATACCCACAAAAAAAGACCCCCTAAGGGGTCTTTTAGTTTTATATCAACTAATCTTCTTGTGCTAGTTTAGCGAAGTAAGATAGTGTATCATCTCCAGATGGAACCTCTCTATGGTTACCACCTTGAATAACGTTGTCTTTAACAGCTATTGGAGTTGGAGTTGCTTCTTCATCAAACTGTTCATCTTCAACCTTAGAATAGTTACCTTTAAGAGTTCTTTCAAGACGCTCTTTAAGTTCTTCATAAGGTTTGAACTGATCATCAGCAGTGAATGCAGCGAGACTGTGTTCTTGCTTCCAAATACCTTCAAGTTCCTTATCACTAAGGTCACCTAAAGTTGCAGCAGTGTCGAACTCAGACTTGTCATAGTTCCAGAAACCTGCGACTTTAGTAATCTTTAACTTAAAGTCAGCACCCTTCCATAGATCGAAAGGATTTACAGGTGTCTCGTCCTCAAATGCAGGTTGCATTGATTCCATGACCTTATCAAAGATTTTCTTACCATAACGGTATAGAAACACTTTGCCTTCATTAGAAGGGTTTGCACTATCCTTAACAACATATATGTTGCTGTAATAGTTTAACTTACGTTTCTGGTTACGTGCTTGTGTACGTTGAGGTGAACCTTCACCACCAGAATTCCAGAGTTCCCTGTTCAAGTCAGAAACAGGATCCTTTTTGCCTAAAGTCGTGAGACTATTTTCAATATACCATCCACCTGGTCCTTGGAAGGCATGTGTCCAAACTTGTGCCCATGGGAGGTCTTCCCCATTGGGTGCTGGTAAAAATCTGATTACTGCGTAACCATTACCTGCTTTGTCTACTTCTGGTTTCCAAAGACGCTCATCAGGACCTGACTTCTCAGTTTTATTTAAGTTATCAGCCTTAGCAAGCAAGTCTTGAAAAGAAGACTTCTTAAGTGAAGCAAAAGACATACGTATTCTCCTATTATTGTATTGTATGTGTATTAAAAGGGAGGTCGGGTTTCTGTGTACCGACAAAGAACGGGCATCACTACAGAGTAATTCGTTCTTGCCTGAGACCTATCTGGTAAGATAGTTCTTCTCTCGAAGCAGCACCACCTGTGTCTCATCACCTTAACCAGCATGTTGCCAGTAAGTTTATTCAGTCACTCCCACAACCACCCGTCGGTGGCATACTATTTATTATAGCAGAACAAAAATGATTTGACAAGCTGCTCTGCTCTTTCCTCTCCAAATATACCTTTTAGATACCCTCCAACAGGGTCTAGACGTGTCATATAAGTATCAAAGTCAGCATATACTGACGTATCTTCTCCATCTGGTTCTATTGCTTCTACCATCTTCCTGTAAGCATCAAG